CGGTATACTCAAAGCAGATACTCTGACGCACTCGACTGCGGGTTCGCTGGCTACGAATTTTGTTGTTGAGGGTAGTGCGAAGGCGTGGGCACACGCTGAAGGTGATGCAAGTGGTGCTGCCGCCGCAGATAGTTTCAACGTAGCTTCTATGGCAGATAATGGCACAGGTGATTATGACATGAACATGTCTAGTGCTATGAACTCTATACGCTACATGGCGGCAGTTACTATGGGTCACGATAGTGATACTAATAGCGGCGCAGACTTGATTGGAAGCGCAGGGATAGCATCTAGTTCAACCGTAAGGATGCGATGTCATAATACATCGTCGCATCAAGATGGGTCATATGCTGGATGCAGCGTTCACGGAGACCTCGCATGACAGTGACCCCAGAGTTTCAAGGCACACATTTGTGGGATAGGCTCTGCTGGGCAAAAGAGAACCTTGATGGTGTGCAGTCAGACTACCGTGTCGTGTACGAGGACAGCGTGGACGAGTGCGCCAAGATACTAGTTCCTGACCCTAACTGGATGGCCGCCGCCTTACAGGGCGGGATACTGCCGCCGGTCTGGGTGTACTGGGAACTGGCGAAGGACGAGGCGCAGCCTGACTTCAAGAAGCACACGCGCGGATACTTGCTGCATGATACAGAACCGATGGGGCCGATGACCGAAGAACAGGCCGTCGAATACCTCATTCAGAAGGACGTACCACAGTCTGTATGGCAGTCGTGGGACGAGGGCAACCGCCCGAAGATGGTGATCTGCCGGAAGGAGCAACTTCCGGCGACACGAGAGTGGAGAAACGCATGGCGTATCTCTGATGAACTGGCAGCTTAAAGGAGCAAAAAATGCCGACAACATACATCGTAGACAAGGACGGGAACCAGATCGAGGCTTCCAAGGCTACCGTTCCTTCCGACCGTCACTTTCGCGGTGCATGGTCTTTGAGTGGTAGCGTCATCAGCGAGGACATGGCAAAGGCCAAGGAGATCTTCAAGGACAAGATCCGTGAAGTACGTGCGCCGCTGCTTGAGGCAGAGGACGTGGTCTATATGAAGGCACTTGAGGCTGACGATGCGTCTGCCAAGACTGCCTCTGTAGCAAAGAAGAAGGCACTGCGTGACGCACCGGCGGCAAAGGCAATCACAGACGCAGACACAATTGCCAAGCTGAAGGCAGCTTGGGATACGTCTGTACTTGGCGAATCGCCTTACGCATAAGGAACATAGGCAATGGCATTAACTAAGGTTGGTAAAGAAGGTATCACTGGCATTTCCAATTCTAGTGATGCCACTGCTATTACGATAAATAGTTCAGAGAATATTGGTATTGGCACTGGCACTGGGTCAATCGACAGCAAACTTCACGTTCACGGTTCATTTCGCCAGACAGGCGCAACCGCACCTTTTGAATGGACGGTGAACGCTGGTGCGGCAGATACATATAAGCTCAATGCAGTTGGTTTTTTTGATAATCTTCTCGTTGCAACTTCGACCGGAAAAGTCAATATAGGCACATCTGCTGTTGATGGTTTTTTTCAAGTGAAAAACAATAATCAATCTGATGTTCTTGTCGTTCTGCACGACACTTCTGGAAGCGGTGGAACAGCAGTTAGATTTAAAGTGAACGGCACGACTGTAGGCTCGATAAGCAACAACAGCAGCAGCACAGCATTTAACACTTCATCAGACCACCGCATCAAAGAAAACGTGGCCGATATGACCGGCGCAATCGCTCGTGTTAAGGCACTTGCACCAAAGCGGTTCAACTTTATCGCAGACGCCGATACGACCGTCGATGGCTTTCTTGCTCATGAGGCACAGGCCGTCGTGCCGGAAGCTGTCACAGGCACTAAGAATGAAGTGGACGAGGACGGCAATGCGGTCATGCAGGGCATCGACCAGAGCAAGCTGGTGCCGCTTCTGACTGGCGCACTAAAAGAGGCTGTTGCAAAGATTGAAGCCCTTGAGGCCCGTGTTAAGACACTAGAGGACGCATAATGCCATACATAGGTAAATCCCCAGAGTTTGGTGTCCGCAATCGCTTTGTATACCAAGCGACAGCGGGGCAGACGAGCTTCAGTGGATCTGACTCCGATTCATTGGTGCTGTCATACTCTGACAGCCTGTATATGGACGTTTACCAGAATGGTGTGCTGTTGAAGCCCGGCACAGACTACACTGCTACAACAGGCACAACGGTGGTGCTGGTCACGGCGGCGTCACTGAATGACGTTGTCGAGATGGTC